TTTCAATGGAACGACAGACCGCCAGCTTTTAAAAACAAGTGGGTAGATTATATAGAGTCAGAGTTTGATAGAAGAGAACTTGGCTTTTGGTTTTATAATAACGGCAAGCCTACATATATAACAGGTTCGCATTATATGTATTTACAGTGGACAAGTATTGATGTTGGTTATCCTGATTATAGAGAAGCAAATAGAATATTCTTTTTATACTGGGAGGCTTGTAAGGCAGACAAGAGATGTTTTGGTATGGACTATCTGAAGATAAGACGTTCAGGATTTTCTTTCATGGGGTCGTCTGAGTGTGTTAACACAGGAACACTTGCTAGAGATTCAAGGGTTGGTATTCTTTCTAAAACTGGTTCGGATGCTAAAAAAATGTTTACTGATAAAGTTGTGCCTATTGCTAATAGACTTCCATTCTTTTTTAAACCTATACAAGATGGTATGGACAAACCAAAAACTGAATTAGCCTTCAGAGTTCCTGCATCTAAGATTACTAAAAAGAATATGCACGAGGTTATGGATGATGAGCTCACAGGATTAGACACAACGATTGATTGGAAGAATACAGATGATAACTCTTATGATGGAGAAAAACTATTACTGCTTGTACACGATGAATCAGGTAAGTGGCTTAAGCCAAATAACATCCAGAACAACTGGCGTGTAACTAAAACTTGTTTGAGACTGGGTAGTAAAATTATAGGTAAGTGTATGATGGGTTCTACATCAAACGCACTTAGCAAGGGTGGTGAGAATTTTAAAAAGTTGTTTGAAGATTCTAATTTATCTACTAGAAATGCTAACGGACAAACTAAATCAGGATTGTATTCTTTATTTATTCCTATGGAGTGGAACATGGAAGGTTTCATCGATAGATTTGGTATGCCTGTGTTTAGAAAACCGGAGAAAAAAATCAGAGGAGTAGATGATGAGTGGATTACAAACGGAGCGATAGATTACTGGGAAGCAGAAGTAGATTCATTAAAGAAAGATGCTGACGCATTAAACGAATTTTATAGACAGTTTCCTAGAACAGAGTCTCACGCATTTAGAGATGAAAGCAAATCTTCTTTATTTAACCTTACTAAAATTTACCAGCAGATAGATTACAATGATTCACTTATTATGGAACATCACGTAACTAGAGGTAGATTTTATTGGAAAGATGGTGTTAAAGACTCAGAGGTTATATGGACACCAGATTCTAGGGGTAGATTTAAAGTGTCGTGGACACCTAAAAAAGGTTTGACAAACAGAAAAATTCAAAAGCATGGAATATATTTTCCTGCTAACGAACATATAGGTGCGTTTGGATGTGACTCGTATGATATATCCGGTACTGTAGGAGGTGGCGGTTCTAATGGTGCTCTGCATGGTTTGACTAAATACAATATGGATGACGCTCCAAGTAATGAGTTTTTCTTAGAGTATGTAGCTAGACCTCAAACAGCTGAAATATTTTTTGAAGAAGTTTTAATGGCTTGCGTGTTTTATGGTATGCCAATACTTGTAGAAAATAACAAACCCAGACTTTTGTATCATTTTAAAAATAGAGGGTATAGAGGATTTAGTATGAATAGGCCAGACAAACATTTTAACAAACTATCTAAAACAGAAAAGGAGCTCGGGGGTATACCTAACACATCTGAGGACGTAAAACAATCCCACGCAGCAGCTATAGAATCATACATAGAAAAACATGTAGGTATAGATTTAGATGGACAGCATAGACCTGGTGATGAAATGGGTAGTGTCTATTTTACAAGGACACTTGAAGATTGGGCTAGGTTTGACATTAGTGCAAGAACAAAGTTTGATGCAAGTATAAGTTCAGGTTTAGCTATTATGGCAAATCAAAAACACGTATATCTGCCACAGAAAAAAGAATCAAAAATAAGTCTTAACTTTGCAACATATAATAATAAAGGAACATTAAGTGAATTAATTAGATGAAAGAGGTAAACATAAACATTTCATCTGTAGGATTCCCTAGTCAGTTCGTGTCTGATGCTGAGAAAGCAACTGACGAGTTTGGATTACAAATAGGGCAGGCTATTCAATATGAATGGTTTCGTAAGGATTCTAACGGATGTAGATACTATAGTCAGTGGAGGGACTTTAACAGATTACGCCTGTATGCAAGAGGTGAACAATCAATAGCAAAATATAAAAATGAATTAGCCGTAGATGGTGATTTGTCTTACCTTAATTTAGACTGGACTCCAGTTCCTATTATTCCAAAATTTGTAGACATTGTAGTAAATGGTATGTCAGACAGATTGTTCAAAGTAAAAGCTTATGCACAAGATGCTTTATCTCAATCTAAAAGAAACAAGTACCAAGAAATGATTGAAGGTCAAATGGCTGCAAAAGATGTTTTATCTATAATACAAGAGGGAACAGGGTTTGACCCATTTATAATGAACCCTGATGAGTTACCAGCGAGTGACGAAGAGTTATCGCTGTATATGAATTTAAATTACAAACCAGCCATAGAGATTGCAGAAGAAGAAGCGATTGACACAATGTTTGCCGAGAATCATTATGATGATATTCGTAAGCGATTAGATTACGATATGATGGTGACGGGTATGGCTGTAGCAAAACACGAGTTTCTTCAGGGAAGCGGAGTAAAGGTGTCTTATGTTGACCCTGCTAATGTGGTTTATAGTTATACTGAAGACCCTCATTTTAAAGATTGTTTTTATTGGGGTGAAATTAAAACAGTTCCTATTGCTGAACTAATTAAGATTGACCCAACACTAACAACTGATGATTTAGAAAAAATATCAAAGTATAGCCAAAGCTGGTATGATTATTTTAATGTGGCACAGTTTTACGAGAATGATATATTTTATCGTGACACTTGTACATTAATGTACTTTAATTATAAAACCACAAAGAAGATGGTTTATAAGAAAAAGGTTAATGACAATGGTAATATTAAAATGATTGAGAAAGAAGATACTTTTAATCCACCAGAAGATATGATGGAGGAGAATAACTTTGAAAAAGTTGAGAAGACTATTGATGTATGGTATGATGGTGTAATGGTAATGGGAACAAACATAGTTTTAAAGTGGGAGCTTGCTAAAAATATGGTAAGACCTAAGTCTTCATCTCAGCATGCAATACCTAATTATGTAGCAGTAGCGCCTAGAATGTATAAAGGAGTTATAGAGTCACTTGTTAGAAGAATGATACCTTATGCTGATTTAATTCAGATGACTCATTTGAAACTACAACAAGTTATAGCTAGAACAGTTCCAGATGGTGTATATATAGATGCAGATGGTTTAAACGAAGTTGATTTAGGAACAGGTGCGGCATATAACCCAGAAGACGCATTAAGACTTTACTTCCAAACAGGTTCTGTTATTGGTAGAAGTTACACTCAAGAAGGAGATTATAACCAAGGTAAAGTTCCTATACAGCAGCTTACAAGCAATTCAGGAGCTTCTAAGGCACAAATGCTTATAGGTAACCTTAACCACTACTTAGACATGATACGTGCTGTAACAGGCTTAAATGAAGCGAGAGACGGTACAATAGCTAACTCTGACGCTTTAGTTGGTGTTCAGAAGCTAGCAGCATTAAGTTCTAATACCGCTACTCGTCATATATTAGATGGAAGTCTTTACATATATAGAACGTTAGCAGAAGCGCTAACTTACAGGGTAGCGGATATTTTAGAATACTCTGATTTTAAAGAAGACTTTATTAATAAAATAGGAAAATATAATGTAAGCATACTTGGAGAAATATCTGATTTATATATATATGACTTCGGAGTCTTTATAGAGTTATCTCCAGATGAAGAACAGAAAGCTATGCTTGAACAAAACATTCAAATGGCATTATCAAAAGGTGACATCAACCTTGAGGATGCTATCGATATACGTGAGATTAAAAATCTTAAACTTGCGAATCAATTATTAAAAGTAAAACGTAAAGCTAAACAAGAAGCTGATGAGAAAAGAGAAATGCAAAAGCAAGCTATGGTTTCACAACAACAATTACAGTCTCAGCAAATGGCTGCACAAACTGCTATGCAAAAAATTGAAATGGAAACGCAGGCTAAAATGAAGTACAGACAAGCAGATGTTGCTTTTGAAATAGAGAAGCAAAAAGCGGAAGCAGGATTAAAAGCTCAATTAATGCAACAAGAGTTCAATTATAATTTACAGCTTCAAGGAATGACGCAGCAGCAGATAACTAGTAGAGAAGATGAAAAAGAGAAAGCTAAAAGTGATAGAATAAGTCAGCAAAATACACAACAGTCTGAATTAATTAATCAGCGTAAAAATAATTTACCTCCTAAGAATTTTGAGTCTAACGAAGACACCTTAGATGGATTTGATTTAGCTGAATTTGAACCAAGATAATGTGTTTATATTTTGCGTAACTTTGCAATTAAATTAAATTAAATCAAATGGATATCAAAGTAAGAGAAGTGTCGGCTGATGAAAAGTCGTCTCAACAAATAGAACAAGAACTCCTTGACAAGCACGAGGAGCAAACTCAGTCAGATACTGAGCAAGTCGAAACAGCGGAAGTAAAGGTTGAAGAGCAGCCAGAGCAGGAAGCTGAAGTAAAAGAAGTGACAGAAGAAGTACAGGAGGAAAAACCTGTAGAGGAAGTTGTTGAAGAGCAACCACCTCAACTAGAAACTCCACCTGAATTAAAAGAAGAAGAAGTTCTTTCATATATTGGAAAAAGATATGGTAAGGAAATCAATTCAATTGATGAGTTGGTCAGTGAACGTGAAGAAAGCGAACCGCTTCCTGAAGACGTTGCTGCTTACCTAAAGTATAAAAAAGAAACTGGACGTGGTTTTAATGACTTTGCTAAACTGCAAAGAGATTATACCGATTTAAGTCCAGATGCTTTGCTACGTGAATATTATTCTATAACAGAAGAAGGTTTAGATTCAGAAGATATAGATATGTTAATGGAGGATTTTGTTTTTGACGAAGAAGTTCATGAACCAACCGAAATTAAAAAAATAAAACTAGCAAAGAAAAAAGAGATTGCTAAAGCTAAAAGGTTTTTAAAACAACAGCAGGAACAATACAAACAGCCTCTTGAGTCAAGGGAAAGTTCTGCCACTGCTAACAATGAAGAACTTATAGAGTATAGGCAATACTTAGAGTCAGCTAAAGCTCAACAGAATGATGCTACTCAGAAAAGAGAATGGTTCGTTAAAAAAAGCGACGAGGTATTCAGCTCCGAATTTAAAGGTTTTAAATTCAATATAGGAGAAGATGAATTAGTGTATTCACCTGGTAGTGCTTCTGAACTTAGAAAAGCTCAAGAGACTCCACTTAACTTTGTAAATAAGTATTTGGATTCTAATGGTTTTATTAAAGATGCAGAAGGATACCATAAATCTTTAGCTATTGCAATGAATCCTGAGAAGTTTGCTCAGTTCTTTTATGAACAAGGTAAATCACAGGCTACTGATGATGTAATGCGTAAAACAAAAAATGTCAATATGACTGAGCGTAGTGCACCAGAGGTTTCTGTAAAATCAGGTTTTCAAGTGAAAGCAGTTTCTCAGCCTTCGAGCAAAGGACTGCGAATTAAGAGTATTAAAAAAACGTAATAATAATTTAAAATAATATAACATGGCAGGACAAGTAAAAGCAACGCCAACATTCGCGTTGACTCCGAGTTCAGAAAGAACTCCAACAGCCCAAAACTATATTGTAAATTTTGATTTCTTAAATCAGTATCTACCTGATACGTATGAAAAGGAATTTGAAAGATACGGTAATAGAACGATTTCTTCATTCTTAAGAATGGTAGGAGCGGAGATGCCTACAAATTCAGACCTTATTAAATGGGCTGAGCAAGGTAGGTTACACACAAAATATACACAAGTAGGTTCAGGAGCATTAGTAAATGCTGACCAAGCTACATTTCAGGTAAACGATGCAATCGACCCAGCGACTGCTGAGCAGGTAATCAGAGTAGGACAAACAATTGTTGTTGTTCAAAACGATGGTTCAGGACTTAACAAAGCAGTTGTAAGTGCAGTAAACAATGCTGCTGGTGGTAAAGGACAGTTCACAGCTGACTTTTACGAAGCAGGTGGTTTAGTGACTGCAGGTACTGGAGTTGGTAACGCAGACGTTACAGTGTTTATTTACGGTTCAGAATTTAAAAAAGGAACAGCAGGTATGGTAGGTTCACTAGAATCTAACGACTTCATCTTTGACAACAAGCCAATTATCATTAAAGATACTTACAACGTATCTGGTTCTGATATGGCTCAAATCGGATGGATTGAAGTTACTACTGAAGATGGTGCTACTGGTTACCTTTGGTACTTAAAGTCTGAGCACGAAACAAGATTAAGATTCGATGACTATTTAGAAACAGCTATGATTGAAGCTGTACCAGCTGAGCAAAACTCAGGTGCTGCTGCTATCTTAGGTAGCTCAGGTGCTGCTGCTAACCCAGGTGCTGGGTCAGACGGTATCTTCTATGCAGTTTCTCAAAGAGGAAACATCTGGGACGGTGGTAACCCAACTACCCTAGCAGATTTCGATTCTATCATTAGTAGACTAGACAAGCAAGGAGCTATTGAAGAAAATGTAATTTTCGCAAACAGACAATTCATTTTTGATATGGACGATATGTTAGCTGCTCAAAACTCTTACGGAGCGGGTGGTACTTCTTACGGTCTTTTTGACAATGACGAAGAAATGGCATTGAACTTAGGATTCTCTGGATTTAGAAGAGGATACGATTTCTATAAGACTGATTGGAAATATTTAAACGACCCTACAATGAGAGGTGGTTTACCATCAGGTGCAGGTTCAGGTAAAATCAATGGACTATTAGTTCCAGCTGGTTCTACAAGTGTTTATGACCAAATTCTTGGTAAAAACGCTAAGAGACCTTTCTTACATGTAAGATATAGAGCTTCTGAAACAGAAGACAGAAGATATAAGACGTGGATTACTGGTTCTGCTGGTGGTGCTGCGACTAACGATATCGATAACATGCAAGTAAACTTCTTGAGTGAGAGAGCTGTATGTACTTTAGGTGCAAACAATTTCTTCTTATTCCAAGACTAATACTTAATTACAAGGGGTACAGCAATGTGCCCCTTTTTTAAATTTTAAATTAAATTAAATCAAATGAAAAAAGAAAAGACAAGTCCTAAAATGGACACAGTTAAAATTACCCCTAAAAAATCTACACCAAAATTCGTAGATAAACAATATAAACTTACAAGAGAAACAGCTCCCTTATCTTTGATATTAGCATCAAGGCATACAACAAGGTTTCCGCTGTTACACTTTGATGAGGACACAGGTCTTAACAGACCTTTAAGATACGCAAGAAACCAAAACTCTCCATTTCAAGATGAGCAAGATGACAATGCTATTGTTGAGCCAATTGTATTTGAAGATGGGTTTTTACACGTACCTAAGAATAACCAAGTACTCCAAAAATTCATGGACTTACATCCAGGGAAAGGAAGAGTATTTGTTGAGGTTAATAAAGCAAAAGAAGCTGCAGAGCTTGTAGAAGACTTAAACTTAGAAGTGGATGCTTTAATAGAAGCTAGACAGCTAACGGTTGAGCAAGTTGAAAACGTAGCAAGAGTGTTATTTCAAAAAGATGTTTCTAAAGTTACAACTGCAGAACTTAAAAGAGATATATTAATTTTTGCTAAGCAACAACCAGCAGGTTTTATGAATTTATTAAAAGACCCAGCTCTTAAGTTTAACGCTACTATTCAAAACATATTAGATAAAAACTTAATACAGCTTAGAAATAATAAAAAAGAAGTGTGGTTTAATACAGCCTCTAATAAAAAGAAGATGTGTAATATACCATACGGGGAAGACCCACTGTTTATTATTGCGAGTTACTTTGAAAGCGACGAAGGTTTAGAGTCTTATAAGCATTTAAAAGCGTTAGCAAAAAATTCGTAACTTTGTTTTTTGTTTAACCCATAAAATTTTTAACATGGCAAAATATATAACTTTAGATACAGCAAGTGACGGTAATGTACACATTAACACAGACCAAATTTTATACGTAGAGACTGCAAGTTCTACTGCGGGAGAAATTTACCTAAGTAATGGTACACACAAATTAACGGTTACTGGAACTGGACTAACTTCAGGGTTTGGTGAGAATGTAAATGCAGCACTAGTTACTGCAGCAGAAACTTCTTGGACAAACGCAGCAGTACCAGTATCGAAAGATGGTGGACTAGTATTTACTAGTATCGCTATAGGAACAGTTTAATCCTTCCTTTACTATCGACAGCGAGAAAGCACCTAAATCCTAGGTGCTTTTTTATTTTATGTATCTTTGTAAAAAGATTTTCAAATGATAAATTCTGTAAGAAATACTGTACTTGCTATTATCAACAAGAATAATTACGGTTATATATCGCCCAGTGATTTTAACTTGTTTGCAAAACAAGCTCAGCTAGATATATTTGACGAATATTTTATAAGATATAATCAGCAAATAAATGAAGAAAACGCTAGAATATCGGGAACAGGATATGCTGATATTAAAAAAGGATACGAAGAGGTAATAGACACTTTTTCTATTACATCCTTCTTAACTCAGAAAACACAAAATGTTTTCTTTTTACCATCACAATCTACAACAGGTTCTGATTATTATTTATTAAACAAAGTTTTATGTTTTTCTGGAGGTGTTTTAAAAGGGGAAGCGGAGAAGGTTACACACAGTAAAATAACTATGTTAAATAGTTCACTGCTTACATCTCCCTCTACTATATTTCCAGCGTATACTCAAGAAGCTTCTGAGATTACAGTTTATCCTAATACTTTTAATGGTTTAAATGATGTTCAAGCTCAATATATAAGATATCCAAAAGACCCTAAGTGGACATACGTAACTCTTTATGGAGGCGAACCTTTGTTTGACCAGACACAAAATGATTATCAAGATTTTGAGCTACCAATTGATGATTCAAATAATTTAGTAGCTAAGATATTACAGTACGCTGGTATATCAATAAGAGAAGCTGACGTGTTTCAGTTTGGACAAGTGGAAGAACAACAACAAAATAGAACTGATATTTAATTATGGCTTATATAAATCAAAAAAAATATTATACAAATGACGGTGTAAACCCTACTGATTCTAACTGGGGTTCATATCAATACGTTAGTTTAGAAGATATTATTAAAAATTTTCAGTTGATGTATGCTGGCAATCATGCCTTAATAAATAACTCAAATAGATTTAAAATATTATTTCACGCAAAACGTGGTATACAGGAATTAAATTATGATGCCTTCAAAGAAATAAAAGCTTTGGAATTAAAGGTATATGATGACCTGCGATTTGTTTTACCTCCTGATTATGTTAACTGGGTAAAGCTTTATTTATTAAAAGATAACGTGTTAAGAGAATTAACCGAAAATATTCAAGTGCAATCAGCAGTTTCTTTTATTCAATCTGCTACAGCTTCATTTACTTATGATAGTGATAATAATGCAACAGTTGTTGATTCTAATTTAGATACCGAAAGAAAAGATGGCTCGCTCAGAAGTATATATTTAAATGATGAGATAGATGAAAACGTAAACCCTAACGTTTATAATTACGATGCAGATATATATAATTACAGAATAGGAGCTAGATATGGTTTGGAAACTGAAACAGCTAACATAAATCCTACATTTACTATAGATAAAAAAGCTGGTGTTATTAATTTTGATTCTACCATGGCCAACCAACAATGTGTTTTACAATATATATCCGATGGTATGGAAAATGGTGATGACTCACAAATAAGTGTAAATAAATTATTTGAAGAATACATTTATGCTTACATACAATATGCTATTTTAAATAGTAAATTTGGAGTGCAAGAGTATATCGTTAATAGAGCAAGAAAAAACAAACAGGCTTTATTAAGAAATGCTAAAATCAGATTAAGTAACATTCACCCAAGTAGATTGCTTATGAATCTTAGAGGTGAAGATAAGTGGATAAAATAAAATGGCGAACATTCAAAGAAATTTTATAAGAGGGCGAATGAATAAAAGCCTTGATGAAAGGCTTGTCCCGAATGGAGAGTATGTAGATGCTTTGAATGTAAGGCTTGGTTCTACTGAAGAATCAGAAATAGGAGCGGTTGAAAATTCTAAAGGTAATATACCATTAACAGAACTTCAATACGTAGATGGAACTAAATTAAGTTCTCAGGCAAAATGTATTGGTGCTTTTGAAGATGGAGCTCAGCTTGTAATATATTGGTTTGTCCACGACCCCGCATTTACTCAAGGAGCTACAGGTAAATTAGACATGATAGTTTCTTATGATGTTGAAACTGGAGAGCTTATTTATCACGTTATTAGTATAGATGATGGAAATGGTATAAACACTACGCTAAACTTTAATCCAAACTTTTTAATAACTGGTGTTGACAAAATAGAAAACCTTCTGTTTTTTACTGACAACACTAATCCTCCAAGAGTTATAAATATTAATAAAAATTATGGAGACCCTAGGCCAGCGGTATTAACAGATGATTTCAATCAAGATGATATACTTGTAATAAAAAAACCACCGACTAGCGCTCCAACTATAGAGCCTTTTAATGTAACAGGTATTACAGATGCTTATCTTGAAGATAAGTTTATTTGTTTTGGTTATAGATATAAATACGAAAACAACGAGTATTCTGCTATTTCTCAATTTTCAGAACCTTCATTTACGCCAGGTCAATTTGATTTTAGTTCAAACAGTTATTTGAATGAAGGTATGGTTAATATTACCAATGCGTGTAACATTACTTTCAACACAGGAAACAGCAAAGTTATTGAGGTACAACTTGTTTTCAAAGAAGCCAACTCTGACACTATTAAAATCATAGAAAGTTTTAATAAAAAAGAATATGGATGGTTAGACAACGCAAATCAAACTAGAGCATTTACAAATAGAAAAATATTTTCAGTTTTACCTGACTCAGAAATATTTAGAACTTTTGATAACGTGCCGCAAAAGGCAAAAGCTCAAACATTAATGGGCAACAGACTGGTTTATGGTAACTATGTAGAAGGGTATGATTTAAAAACTGCAGCAGGGTCAAGAGTTAATTTTGAGTTTACAGCCACTACTAAATCAGAAGACATTAATTATACTAGTGTTCCAGATAACGCAACATTAGGAGATACATATACAATAGATTTTACCCCATCAACAGGACACACTCAAAATGTAGATGACAGTGAAATAAGTATTGATTTTTCTTCATTAGAAGCTAGCGTAAGTCCGGTTACAGGAGCTCAAATTCCTAGTCAGTTAGTCGCCGGCACAACCATTACTTTTACTTTTGGAATTGCTTACGGCGCAGACCATATTTCTACAGGGCCAGCAGCTGTACCTCCAACAGAAATTTACTTTTTAACATGGAGTTATACATTAATAAAAAGTTATGCAACAATTTATGATTTAGCTACTGACACTGACTTTCAAGAAAAAATAGGAACAGCTACAACTATTCAAACTGTAGCTAACGCAGGTAATGGTTCTACGTTGACAGATGTATTTAACCAAACAATACCTCAAGCTTTTGATTCTAATTATAACACATTGAATCAAACAGGTAGAACTTCTGCAACTGCTGCTGCTCCTGCTAAAGGAGAACCATTAGGTTTGAGTATAAATGGCCCATCTGCAAAAAGTATAGAGATACAGTTAAACGCAGCTTTTTATACTGTTTCAGGTTTAACACCTATGATTGCATATTGGAGATTTTCAAGCGCGGCAGTAACAGCTCAAACATCTCCTACAATTGAAAGTTTACATAGTAATAGAGGTTATGAGATAGGAATGGTGTATATGGACGATTATAATAGAGCTTCCACTGCTCAAGTAAGTCCATTAAATTCTGTTAACCTGCCATGTGGTTTATCTGACAAAAGAAACTACATTCAGGTTGAAATACCTACAAACCAAATAGCGCCAAGCTGGGCAACTAAATATAAATTCGTTATAAAACCTACAGCTACTAACTATCAAACTATATATAGTAATATTGTGTATGCTGAGTCTGGAACTAATTCCAGCTATTTTTTACTTGATGGAGAAAATGCTGCGAAAGTAGAGGCTGGTGATAGTTTAATAGTAAAAGCAGATTCTAGTGGTGTTAGAAATAATTGTACAATTGCAACTGTATTAGAAAAAGAAAACCAAGCAGCTGGATTTATAAAAATATTTGACGCTGCTGGAGCTGAGGTAGAAGTGTTTGGCGGAACATACATGAAAATAAACGCTTCAAACTTTGTTGCTCAAGAAGGAACGGATGCAATTATAAGTACAGGGCCATACAAATCAACTGCAATAGGAGCGCAGGATACTTATCCAGTAGTCGCTTATCCTTTTTTCACTGGAGTTAACACATCAGGAAGCACTACAGCTTTTAATGTTTATGATGTACCGGTGGGAACTAGAATACAAATAAGTATTGAGTTTATAAGACAAGGAGTGCCAGAAGACGTAGATGCTGCGTGTATGAAAAAAAACTATACGCTTACTAAAACATTGACATCATCAAGAAACTATGCCAACATGAAAGAATGGTGGGAAGGTGATAATGTGGAACAAATATTAAATGAAGGTGTAGAGGATAAAGCTGAGGATGTAACAATATCTAATGATTATATCACCCCTGCAAACTCACAAGCTAGCCCTCCTTATGCTACATCAATTATATATACAGGTCAGTTAACTGGAGCTCAAATAGCTTCTGCAGCTTATTTTGACAGTACGGCAACAAGTCCGAATCAAAAATTTTATTACAGGTTATATGAAGATACTAGCACTCAAGACCCAAGTGGTAATAATTTAATTTATTTATTAGTATCAGGGTCAAGTTCATGTTATAACGGAGGGTCTAACAGGTCTCATAGAAAATCCAATGTTGAAGTAAACTTTACAGTGTTTAGAGCGGACTCTACTTATGTGTTTGAAACACAACCAGAAGAAGCATTGCCAGATGTGTGGTATGAAAACAATGAGTCTTTTGATATAAACGGAGACTTACATTTAGGTAATGTTCAAAATCAATCTAAAGATTCATTTGGCGTTATTAATAAATCTGCTATAGTAAACACAGGGTTTTTCAATTGTTACACTTTTGGAAATGGTGTAGAAAGTAATAAGATAAAAGATTCTATAAAAGGAAAGCAGGTCACGCTTGGAAATAGAATATTTACTACATCTAATGAAGAATATAAAGCAGCTCATAGATTTGCAGATTTAACTTACAGTGGTGTCTTTAACGATGAGTCTAATGTAAACAGATTAAATGAATTTAATTTAGGTTTATTGAATTTTAAACCACTAGAGGAAACGTATGGTGATGTAGAAATTTTGTTTGCAAGAGAAACCGATATACTTGTGCTGCAAGAAGATAAAATATCTTACGTGCTAGCTGGTAAAAACTTACTATCAGATTCTACGGGTGGTGGTGATGTTACCTCAGTACCTGAAGTTTTAGGAACACAAATAGCTCGTATCGAAGATTACGGTATTAGTAATCACCCAGAAAGTTTTGCTGAATTTGGAGCTAATAAATATTTTTCAGATGCAAAAAGAAATGTTGTTGTAAAACTAACAGGAAGTTCTGCGCAAGACGAAACATTATCAGTAATATCTAACCAGGGTATGAGAAGTTGGTTTAGAGATTTATTTGCAGAAGCTTCAGCTACTCAGAAACTAGGCGGGTATGACCCGTATATGCACGAGTATGTATTTACTTCTAACACTATTGTTAAACCAGAGACTGAGCTTTGTACTGCTTGTGGTGTTACTAAAAATATAACCGTTTTACCTAATCAAGAATTTGTTTATTGTGTAGATATAGGAGAAGATGTAGGCCCACCTTCAAAATTATTCTTTGTAGAAATAGATTATGTTATACCTTTTGAAAATTCTGATTTAATTGTAACAGAGGGAACTGAACAGCAAATTGTAACTGAAGGAGGAGTAGATATCGAGACCGAAGCTCAGTCATCAGGAACAGGGTATACGATACAAGCAATATATGATGGTGTTACTTATACCACTGGTGTTGTATATCAAAGCGGAACTTTAAAGTTTCCAAAACCAAACCCAACTCCAAGTGAAGTAGTTATAATAGTATCAACAGATTCATCAGTAGCGGATACAATTCAGGTGACAGCTAAATGTCCTGAAGAAGAATTGTTTAGTGTATACAGTGTAACATTAACAACTAATTCTAATGCAGGTCAATTTATACATACTGAATTTAACTGGACAAACAACACAGTAAGTTCACCTACACAAACCGATTTAGTTACATTTTTAGCTAGTCCTAACGACCCAATAGTTTCTCAATACAGAGAGTTAGAAGGCCCTCAAGGTTCAAACATAATACCTCCAGATGGAGCTACTATAACGATGAGAAGTAATAAAATTAACTTTGATAATTATGTGTTTGACCCAACAGAAAACGAGTTTAGATATTTAAGGACTGACGCTTTATATGAAAACAACTCTACAGATATAAACATTTTATTAGCTGCTTCAGTACAAGCAACTCCTATTAACAGCACTGGAGCTCCTAATCTTTATACTGCTGATTTCGTAATGCCAGCTGGAGGTAGCAAGTTATATTTAATATATGATTTAAGAAACTCAATAGGTCAACAATTATGTTTTTCATCAGGAAGTTTCTTCGAGTCATGTTGTGATTGTACATTTACACCAGCGCCAAGCCCAACACCGTCTCCGACGCCAGCACCATCAATACCAACTTATAATTATTTCATTGGTATAGATTGTGTTAACTTGCAAGCAGTATATTTAAAAGCAAACACAACGTTAGGAGTAGTAGTAGGAAACGAAGTGCAGTATTCAAGCGGTGGAACAGTAGTAGGATGTGCTTCACTATATGCTACTGGAGGTACAGGTACAAATGGAGAAGTAACAGTTGTGGTTTCAGGATGTGGAGATTCAAGATGTTCAGTATAAATGGTTAACTTTGTAAAATTATAAATGGCGGCAACAACAGGAACATATTATTATAGTTCAGTAAGTTTTTCAACTGCTACTGCGTTGTATTTAGATGCAGCGCTAACTACTTTTGCTCCTGACGGATGGTATTCTGACCAATCAATATATAGACAGCAAGCTGCTGGAGTGTTATTCGCAGAGACTTCGTGTCCTAATTGTTTGTCTCCATCACCTAGCCCTATACCAACACCAGCGCCAACAGTCACACCTAGTCCTACGCCTAGTCCTAGTCCTACGCCTAGTCCTAGTCCTACGCCTGCTCCAGTTGTTACTTATGATTATAGAGAATATACTCAATGTAGTAGTACAAATACACAAGTATTTAGATTAGTTTCAGGTGGTAGTTTCCCTAATGTATTGGTTTATAGCGGAGTATGTTGGGAAAGCCCGTCAGCTACAGGTTCTACTTCAACAGTGGATGCAGCAGGTTTACCTTCGTTTGCTAATTGTGCTTCGTGTGTAACACCAACACCAAGTCCAACACCAAGTCCAAGTCCTACGCCATCACCTGTACCAGTAGCATCAACTCAAATATTCTCAACGGATAATGTAAACGCAGGGCAAAGCTCATCAGGAGCAGCGTGTTTGGCTCAGACATCAGTTTCTATGTTTACATCAAGAGCTAACGTGGCGTCAATACAAGTAGGAGACGTATTATATACAAATGCAGGATTAACTAACATATTTAATGGTGGATTAAAATGGTATGGAGTTACAAATACAACA